GTTAAAACAACATCACCTGTAGTTGTAATAAGAAAATTGTTACCAAGTGATAAATCTATAGCAGAACCTAGATTGGTTGTTAGTGTTGGACTAAAAGCTCTACCAACTACACTCACATCATTGTTAACAGTAAGAGAAACATTATCCTCTACAGTCATAACTGCTGTGCCATCAAATTGTTGGAATATTATATCTTTTGCATCTGTTGCTGGTTTAATAACTGCATCACTTGAACTATTAGTGATGGTAAGTAAATTTACTGCAGCATTTTGAAATTTAAAATCATCTCCATCAGCATTAAAAATTATATCTCCAGCTACATCTACAGTTAGGTCACCAGTAGATAAAGCTATAGTAGTTCCATCAATATTAAAGTTATCAATATCTATTCCAGCATCAGCAGTAATTTTTCCAGTAGCTCCCATAGTGCCTACTACTGCAATATTTGTTGCAGTTAATTCTATTGTGTCTGTTGCTGCAATATCTAATACTGTTGCACTAGCACCTTGAATAAACTGACTTGCATCATTAAACATTATTTTATTTGTGCCATTTAATGTAAGACCAGAACCATCTGTATGTGTTAATGTTGTATCTGCATCTGCTCCAAACGATACTACTGCACTATCAGAATTTAATGTAAGATTATCACCTATAGTGGTTGTGCCACCAAAATTCATATCAACAAAAGCATCTGTAACTGCTGCACCACTACCTGCACCATCAAGATAGACTGCCTTTGTTTGACCAGTTAATATTGTTACATTAGCACCAGACCCTTGACTTATAATAATACTTTGAGCTCCACTTGTAGCATTTTCTATTATATGAACTCTATTTAATGTATTGGGTGCTATTGTTATTGTACAAGTGGAGTCTAATGTGCCTGTATATTTAATAAACATAGCTCTTGCTTGGTCTGATGCTCCATCTGATACTGTACTTGTATGTGTATCAGCATTAGTCGTTATGGCTTCTGTGCCAAAGCCAAGTGCTTCACCAATTAATTTTAAATTTGTGTTTGTTGTTGTTCCCCATGTACCACTACCATCACCAGTTGCTAATTCATTTAGCCTAAGATCATTTATATATGTACTTGCCATTTATTTAGCTCCTAATCTATTCTTATAATTCCACTTGTACCTGCTGCTGGCAAAACAATTTCAAACGTACCACCTGCCACTGTAAAATCACCACCAAAGGCTAAAACTGCTATTGCTTTATCAGAGGCAGTATCATTATATATTAATGCACCATTGGCAGTGAAAGTTGCACCTGTCCATGTAGGATTAGCAAAATCTAAATGAGCAGTTGTTCCTGTTGCTGCTGCCGCTTTACTTGTTAGAGTTTCACCACCTGCAGTATAACCAGTTCCAGATATTTCATTTGTGGTTGAATAAGCAGTTGTTGTTGCATTTAAAGTAGCAGAACTTGTAAATAGTGCTATTTTTATAGTGTCAGCTAAAAAATCATGTGTGTCATCACTTAATATTTCCAGTTTAAATGATGTACACATTGCCTGGGCTATCGTCATTAATTTTCTCCTTTATATACCAGCATTATATTCAGCAGAATAATTTCTGCCCATTTCTTGTTGAAACAATCCTATAGCTTCATCAAATTGAGCTTTGTACAATGTTACCATTTCTGTAGCTTTTAGGAAAGTGGAAACTTCATAGAGAGATGCAGACAATAATACATTCTCTGCATTATCTCCAATCCATGTTGTCGTATTGGTTGATGAAAGACCTGTAACTGGTGCAATAAAGTCTACTTCATAGGCAAGAGTTGCACTTGGTGTTGGTGCTACTGTCAATGTAACACCACTTGTTGATGCTACTTTTGTAGAATACATTTCTGGTGTAGATGTTGAGCTACTATTAGGGTGGTAATCTTTTAAATAACTATCTATCCTATGGTCAAGAAAAAATACATTACTACTACTATCAGTTACAGAAAACTGCCTTACCATTCTTGCACTTGGTATAACAACATCTGCTTCACCAACAACAAAGTTATTTGTTCTTATTTGTCTAAAACAAGGCAAACTAGGCAATCTTTGAAATACCATTTCTTCTGCTTGATCTATAATTTGGTCTATAGAGTTTGAAAGCTCTGTACTGTCATCTTCTACAAAATTTTGTATATTACTCACTAAAGTTGCATAATTCATTAACCATCACCCCATGTAGAAATACCAAAGCCTTCTTGACCCCAGCCACCAATATTAACACTTTCTGTTCCTACTGCACCTGTACCAGCCACTCCTGCTTCTGTAATACTTGCTTTAGCAACTTCTGTACCTATAGCACCAGTTCCTGCTACACCTGCTTCATTTATTTTGGTTGTAGGTATAACAGTACCAATAGCACCAGTTCCTACACAACTTGTTTCAGCAATTTCAGTATTAATAAGAATACTACCTAATGCACCAGTTCCTACTGCTACTCCACTATCAGCACCAAAATTAAAACTAAATGATGGTAAACTAGCTACTGATCCTTGACCTTTTATTCCTATACCTTTTTGTGCTTTTTCAATTTTACTTGCAAAAATATTATTATTAAAACCAACTATAAAACTAACATTTTCTGGATCATTATCAGGTCGTGGCTGAAATAAAGCAGTAGCATCAACAACATTTTTTGCTGGTGTAAGTTGTGGGTGTTTTATGTCAAATTCAGAAGGTTCAACCCTTAGATTATCATAGGTAGTTTTAAGTGATGTATAATTAACTTTAAAGCCAGTAATATCACTTATTGCTTTTGATTTTTTACCTGAAGCGTATCTTGCCATTAGATTAGATTCAATGCAGTTGGTTGTATTCGTAAACTAACACCATCATTATCTGATGATGCCGCAAAACTATAAGCTCTCTCATACATTTCATTTAATAATTGAAATTTATCAGGTGCATATTTCATAGCCAACTTAGCTGATAAACCTGCACATATAGTATCACTCCATCTGTAAGGTATATCTGTATCTTGATTAGATGAAGTTACATCTTCTTGCTGATTCATAGCCCAGTATACTAAACTTAATGTAGATGTATTAGGTACTGACCATAAATATATTTCAGGTGTATATTGCCTATCTATCATATATTGACTAGGTTTACCTGCATTTGTTTTGCTTGGTATTTGATTATATTCTTGCAAAGTAATTTTATTAATAATTTGATCTGTATTAGAAGAACTATCTCTTATAACTGCATCAAGAATATCAATAGTACCAACAGGTAAAACATATTCTGCTGTGCCACTAACTAAAGTTAATATGTTTTGTGTTACAGTCCAATAATTAATTCCACGATTCGCAAATTCAGAAAATAATAAATTTAAACTTCTTCTTGCAGACCTAGCATGATCACCAGTTCTTGTTTGCGTATCAATACCACATCTTTCAAAAGATTCAGTAATTATTTCCTCAACATTAGGTCTAAATGCTACTGTTCCAGATGTTGCCATTATTTCACCTTATGCAAAAAAGATGTTTGCTAATACAACTGTTGCGACTGTATACCCAACAGTCAACCCACTACCAAACAAGATACCCTCATCTGGTATTGTATTATCTATAGTTGTATTATCAGTTCCTAGTGTTTGTGCTTTAAAAATAATTGTGCCATTTTCTGGAGTGCCATTATGAAAATCAACTAGACCTGCTGTTCCTGCAGATACAATAGAGTATCCTTTCATCCTAGTACGACCACCACCTGCGACTGCACTTGCACACAATGATCCAGAACCAACTGTAATGTTTGCTGCATATTGAGCAGAACACTCTACTGCACTAACTGTTAAAAATAATTTAGCACCATCTACTGCTTCTGCAGAACCTGTTGAAGTTATAACTTCTGTCATAGCATTACCAAAAACATCTGTACCAGTTATTGTACAAGTTTTTTCATTATCACTTGTACCAGTAGTTGTTACAGTTACATTCCTAGCACCACCACCCAAAAACGTAGTTGTTGCCATTGTTGCTGAAGTGTTTGGTCTTGCTGCAGTTACAAGCCTATCTGGATCTGCTGCATTTTCATCTGCTATAAATCCAACTTGTACATCACTTTGAACGCCCATTTAATTCTCCTTATAAAAGTGGGGGAAATTAATCCCCCATTAAATTTTATTCAAATAATGTTCTACTGATACATTCATAATGAACGTCAACTGCTTCTGCTGCAGCCGCTCCAGCTTCAATACCAATGTAAGGTATTAAATCAACATCGTCAGTCATAGCACCAGACTTGGTTGTACCACTTGTTACAGCAGTTCCTCCAGTTGAACCACTTGTGGTTGTAATGTTGTACTGTTGCCCATCAACAAATATTGATAGCTTTCTATCTGAATCAATTTCTATTTTAAGATGATAAATAGTATTTGCTGCAACTGTAATTGGTAATGCACTAATAAAATCAGTTCCACCTATACTATGTATAAAATGCCATACTGTAAAATCAGTAAATGCTTCAGAGTTTGTAGCATCTGTTTGAAATTTAAAATAGGCTTGGTCGGCATCTGTAGCTACAAGTTGGTCATTAGTTAATTTAAGACCTGCCCATAACTTTT